TGGCTATTCATCTAATTTTATTACTTTAGAATACGGTATTATCAACGGTTATGTCCTTCCTTTAATAATGCTTCCTTCATTTTTTTCAAATGCTATTTCTAGTGCTTTACTTCCAATTGTTAGTAATAGTTTTGTAAATAATCATATTAACTATGCCAAAAACAAAATAAAACAGGCATGTGTCGATGCTGGGACTTATAAGCCTTATTTTGACTCAGTTATTGATACACTAGCGATGATTTTAGAGAAACGTGATCAGGCTGAGAAGCTGCTTGAGGGTGAGCCGGTTATCGTTGAGCATACCAACAAAGGCGGCAACACTAACCTCGAACAACATCCGGCTGTTAGATTAATCAACGATCTCAATCGTGATGCTCTGGCTTACTGGCGAGATTTAGGACTTACTCCGAAAGGACTTAAAGTCATCAACGAGAGCGCTTTGAAGGAACAGAAGGCCGACGCTCTGACACAAGCCTTGAAGGAGTTGGGTTAATTGAAAGCAAAGTCATATAAGGAAATTGCAATTAACTATGCAAAAAGTGTAGTTGAGGGTAAGTCGATAATTGGTAAAGAAGTGGTACTAGCGTGTCAGAGATTCCTTGATGATATGGAGCGGTTCGACCTTCACGAAAAAGAGCCTGATTTCGTTATTGGAATTATTGAAAAGCTGATGGTACATAAGCAGGGCGAGTCATTAGATGGTAAGAGCTTGGTTAATAAGCCACTTATTCTTCAGCCTTGGCAGGTATTCATAGTTTATAATTTGGTGGGGTTTTACATCAAAGGGACGGATGAAAGGCGATTTAAAGAAGCATTCATCTATGTCCCGAGAAAAAATGGCAAGACAATGATGATAGCCGCTTTAGCATTCGGACTCGCTATTTTAGAGCGAAAGAGCGGTTCAAAAATATATATCGTGGCCGCATCGCTTAAGCAAGCTCAGCAGTCATTTGAAGATATCATATATACTCTGAAGTATCAAAAGCTGATTCAGAATTTCAGAGTAAGAAACAACAACGCAGAGCATTCGATTCAGTATGAGTTCATCAACGAAAGCGGAGAACCTGACGGCTCAATCTATATCGAAGCTCTAGCGGCAAATCCTGATTCACAGGACTCATTCAACTGCAACATAGCCATAGCTGATGAGATTCATGCCTTCAAGAAGGCGGCGCAGTATAACCGATTCAAGGAAGCAATGAAAGCATATACCAATAAGCTGATGATTGGTATCACTACTGCTGGCGATAACATGAACTCATTTTGCTACAGACGTTTAGAGTACGCTGTCAAGGTAGTTAACGGAACTGTCAAAGATGACACGCTATTCGCCTTCGTATCTCGCGCGGATCAGGACGAGAACGGTGAAGTCGATTACACAAACCCGATTCAACATCAGAAGGCTAATCCGAACTATGGAGTGACTATTCGACCTGAGGAAATCATGAACGAAGCTCTGCAGGCACAAAATGATCCCCAGCAGAGAAAAGACTTCCTTAGCCGTTCACTGAACATCTACACAACAGCAATGAAAGCTTACTTCAACATTGAGGAGTTCAGAGCTTCAGACAAAAAGTATGATTGGAATCTCAAAGAGCTGCCAAAACTACCTATAGAGTGGTATGGCGGAGCAGATCTCTCCAAGCTGCATGACTTAACAGCGGCGGCGCTATTCGGACATCATAAGGAATCGAACACGGATATTATCATAACTCATGCATTCTTCCCAGTAGTTAATGCGGCAAAGAAGGCAGACGAGGACGGAATCCCACTCTTCGGATGGGCGGATGATGGATGGTTAACCATGAGCAATACTCCGACCGTTGAAGTTTCCGATATCGTGAAGTGGTTCATGTTCATGCGTGAAATGGGATTCAAGATTAAAGAAGTTGGACACGATAGGAAGTTCGCTCGTGAGTATTTCATTGAAATGAAGAAAGCGAAGTTCAACATCGTTGACCAACCTCAGTATTTTTATTTGAAGTCAGAAGGATTCAGGCATATTGAAAAGTCGGCAAAAGATAAGCGACTTTATTACTTGCATTCGGATGCCTACGAATATTGCGTACAGAATGTCAGGGCAATCGAAAAAAGTGACGATATGATTCAGTACGAAAAAATACAACCTGAACAGCGTATCGACTTATTCGATGCTTCAGTATTCGCATGCGTCAGGTATCTGAACAATCTAGAAAAAGGAACACGAAGAGGATGGTGGGATGAGTAGATTATTTAAAAGACAAAAAAGAAATAACAGTGCTGTCGGATTCCTACTCGGTAACGGTGGCGATGATATCTGTATAAGCGGATACACTCCACTTGACCATAATCCCGAGATCGTGACAGCGTGTCGTAAGATATCCGAGTTGGTCGGAATGCTTACTATTCACATTATGGAAAACACGGAGAGCGGAGATAAGAGAATAGTCAACGAGCTGTCAGCAAAATTGGACATCAACCCGAATGCCGTGATGACTCGAAAGACCTTTATTGAAGCCATAGTCATGAATATGCTTCTTTATGGTAAGGGCAATGCTTTCGCCCTGGTTAATACAGTGGCAGGTGACAATGGCTCAAGATACATTGATTCAATTATACCAATTCCAGCTTATAAGGCTATCATTAATCCATCAGTTGATGGGTATAGCTACACAGTTAACATCAACGGCATCAATTATGGACCTGACGAAGTACTCCACTTCCGCTATGGAGTTGATAAGACTTATCTCTGGAAAGGGTCGGGAGTAAATGTCTTGCTCGCCGACTTGGCGGCTAACCTCAGGCAGGCATCCAAGACAGAAAGAGCCTTCTTCTCGTCAAAATGGAAGCCATCAATGGTAGTCAAGGTTGATGCTTTAACAGAAGAGTTCGCATCACCTGAGGGAAGAAAGAAGCTGCTTAATTCATACGTTGAGAGTTCAGAGGCTGGTGATCCGTGGCTGATACCTGCGGAACAGTTCCAAGTAGAGCAGATTAAACCTCTATCACTCGCAGATTTGGCGCTCGCTGATAATGTTAAACTCGATAAGCAGACAGTGGCGGCTATCTTAGGAGTTCCAAGCTTCCTCTTGGGAGTTGGAGAATATAATAAAAATGAGTGGAACGGCTTCATCAACTCAACCATCAAGTCGATAGTTACCGACTTACAGCAGGAGATGACAAAGAAACTGATTCTTTCTCCGAAATGGTACGTTCGATTCAACATCATGTCATTGCTTGATTGGGATATCAATCAGATTAGTTCGGTATTCTGTGCCTTAAATGACAGAGGTATCGTTGACGGAAACGAAGTTAGAGATAAGATAGGAATGTCACCAAGAGAAGGGCTCGATGAACTCAGGATCCTGGAGAATTATATTCCTGCAGATATGAGTGGCGCACAAAAGAAACTGGTACAGGAGGGAGAATAATGGAAAGAGATAAAAGACAGATGCGCTCAATAGATGCGCAGTTCCAAACAAGAGAAGACGGTGAAGATCTCTATATTGAGGGATATTTTGCTGTTTTTAACTCGATATATGATATCGGATACGGTATGAGCGAGTCTATAGCTCCACATGCATTTGATAACACAATATCCGATGACGTAAGAGCACTGATCAACCATGATACTACTCTCGTGCTTGGAAGAACTTTGGCACATACGCTGGAGCTCAGACAGGATGAGCACGGCTTATGGGGAAAGATAAGTATCAATCCGAACGATACCGATGCAATGAATCTATATGCCCGTGTAAAGAGAGGAGATGTCACACAATGCTCTTTTGGCTTCGACATTCTTGAGGAGGAAACCGAATTCCGAGGAGAGAATGAAGTGCATTGGACTATCAACAAAGTCAAACTGTACGAGGTATCAGCTTGTACCTTTCCTGCCTATGAAGAGACATCAATCTCAGCAAGGCAGAAAGACCTTGAAGAGATAAAGAAGAGATCTCTTGAGGCTTGGAAAGAAACAATGAAAAAGAGAATCCATAAGGAGGAAGATTAATGGCACTTAGATCATTGATGCTCGGTAAGAAGCTGAGCGAAAAGAAAAAGAGCCTTGATGAAATCAGGCAGAAGATATCAGGATTCGAAGCTCGTGAGGCTGAACTCGCACAGGCTATCGAAGAGGCTTCTACTGATGAGGAAAAGGCTACAGTCGAGGAAGCTGTCGAAGAGTTTGAAAAGGAAAAGGCTGAGGCAGAAGAGGCAGAAAAGAACCTTGATGCAGAGGTTAGAGAGCTTGAGACAGAACTTGATGCAGTTGATGCAAAAGAGGAGCCAGCTCCAGAGGCAAGAGCTAAGGAAATGGCAAATGAAACAAGAGAAAAGGAGATTTTAAACATGAAGAAGAGATTCAGAGACATGTCATATGCTGAGCGCACAGCATTCGTTCAGCAGGACGAGGTTCAGAACTTCCTTGGCGAAGTAAGGACTGCAATCAAGGAGAAGAGAGCTATCAGTAATGCAGGCTACCTCATTCCACAGGTAATCCTTGGACTCATCAAAGAGAATATCGAGGAGTATTCAAAGCTTTATAGCCGTGTAGATCTTAGACAGGTTGGCGGCACAAGCAGAATGGTAATCGAGGGAGCTTATCCTGAAGCAGTATGGACAGAGGCGTGCGCAAACCTTAATGAGCTCGACCTTAGTTTCAGCAAGGTTGAAGTTGACGGATATAAGGTAGGCGGATATATCAAGGTATGCAATGCATCACTTGAGGATTCAGACATCGACCTCGCCGGCGAAATCATCACAGCGCTTGGCCGTGCTATTGGTATCGCCCTTGATAAGGCTATCATTTTCGGTACAGGCACAAAGATGCCGACAGGTATTGTTTCAACCCTTAAGGCTGTAGCTGGAACTCCGAACGTAGTAAGCCATGCAAACACGGTAACAGGTAAGGCACTTGTGCAGGCGCTTATCGGTGATATCGCTAAGGCTAAGGGTAACTACTCAAGAGGAATTAAGACATGGGTAATGAATGAGACTACTTATTCATACATCCTTGCTCAGCTTGTTGAGGTGGATGCAAACGGGGCTTATGTATCAGTGGTTAATGGCACCATGCCAGTTGTTGGCGGCGACATCATCGTTCTCAACACTATGCCTGATTATGTAATCGTAGCCGGTTACTTCGACCTTTACCTTCTCGCTGAAAGAGCTGGCACAGAGTTCAATACTTCTGAGCATGCATTCTGGACAGCAGACCCGACGGGATTCAAGGGAACAGCTAGATATGACGGTAAGGTCCTCATCAATAATGGTTTCGTAGCTATCGGAGTTAATGGAGCAGATGGCGATGATATGACTACAACATTCGCTTCTGATTCAGCAAATTTATAACCAGTCTCACCGTAGCGGCC